TGGGTAATTTCCGCAACTCCCATTGCCACAGCTTCTCGAGCCTCTCGGCGACCTTAAACTCGCGCGCCAAGTCGTCCTCGGTCTCATACATTTTGCGCATTTTCCACCTCATGCGTTTACCGTGATTTACTCGACCGGCGACGGCTGCTGCGTCAGAGGAGAGTGAGTGCCGCCGCCGGTCTGGAAAATCACGACAAATTAGATGGCAAATTCATCCTCGTCATCGTCATTTCCCACTGATGCAGCGGTGGGAGGAGCTTCCGCTGCATTCAGTTCTGCGGGCCGGTCAATCAGCTTCAAGATGTTAAACTGCGGAACGGTCGTCGAGCCGCGGCCAACTTTTGTTGGCGTCGCGCCCGTAAACTCAACCACAGCGACCTTGCTGTCATCGGCCTGTTTTTCCCATTCGGCGTATACCGCCTGAATGGCCATAGTGCCACCGGCACTGTTTGTCGCCCATTCACGGACCGGCTCATCACCGAACATGTCCTTTGAGAACATTTTCAGCTTAAAACCGCGCTTCCAATTTTCACCGTCCGGACGTGCGGCCGGCTTTGTGAGGCTTTCATCCATCACCCATTGAGGGCCTTGGCCCTCTTCAAAAGCGCACCAGCCGGTTTCGATGTTCGCGAAATCGAACGCGGCCTTTGTGAATGAGAACGGCTGTTTGCCACCTTCGGCCGACATTTCCCACGACGACGTCGAGGCCATGTATCGAACGAATGCGGACGAACCGCCACCACCGTTGTTTAGCATTAAAGGCATTTTTGCTTTCTCCTGTGGCCCTGTTTATGAGGCAAATATCTGGCGGGCCTGAGACCGGAAATTTGCATCGCCGAAATAAAACGACGAATAATCTGGCGTCAAACACGACGCCGCATGCTCCGCGCTGTCGAATGTCGACAGAAAGCGGTTCATCTTTCTTAGAATAGCTCTAAATTCTTCAAACTCAGCTTGGCACTCTTCAGTGGTGAGCCAATAGACTGCGTGTTTCTTAGGCGTCACATAGGCGACCCCACAGCGGTGTTCTCCACCTTTTAGGTGGTGGTATACCGCTATTTGACGACGGTGTTGTGCGCGCATCTCTGAGGGGCACGCCTTGGTCGTTTTAAGGTCGATGACCAGCCTCTCCGGCGTCTCCCACACGAAGTCATCAAAGCCGAGCACATCGACCGAGCCCTCGCCAAAGTCCACGGACCCGACGAGCTTATTCTGAGAGCTGTCCGGCCGGCCAAATGGTTTGAGCGCCTCGACGGTTTGCTCGACAAAGCCGGCAATCAATGCGGCTTCCTTCTCGCGCACGTCCGGCGCCACCACGAGGGCCGTCTGCCGGTTAAAATCTTTGAGAGCAGCTTCCTTGCCACGCTCTAGGTCGAATTCGCTGAATTCATCGCCCCATGCGTTCTCATATCCGACCTCGGTTGCGCTGCCGCGCGCTGTGTTCTGATTGCCGGCGCTCCGGATGCCATACATATATTGCATGACGTATGCGGCCGGCGCTGCCTCGAACGTGTTGCACATCGACACGCTGGCGGCTTTCACGCGATGTTTTTCAAACCCTGTCATCTGTCATCTCCCAAATCCTCACTTGGCAATGCTCAATCTCATTTGACCACATCACCATCACTTGCCACGCATTTGCATCATCCACCACGATGTTTGCGTGCTGCATCAAATCCAATACCGGCTTGACGCGGTTGTCGATGTCGGCCTTGCGGGTCGAAATCGAGCCATCTTTGCGTCGCGGTCTGCCGACCGTGATTTCGCAAATGAACGGTCCGGAAATCTCCGGCCGTGGCTCCAACTCCAGAGCCAACATGCACTCAGAAAGCCAATCAGTGTATTTGCGCGACCGGTGCATACGTCGCCCCGATACGCGCCACAGCGCGTTGACGCTCGGCGGTATCGGTAACGAGTATTCATAGAGCCTCACGTTTGAGACCTCTGAGCTGGTCGCTGGCGTTGACGTCACCGTCGGTGATGTCCTCAATCGCCAACATAATCAGAGGGCGCGGAAACCGCGTGCCGTGCCGGTATTGAGCGACAGCGCTGCGGCTTGTGCCGATGAGCTTGGCGAATTTCTCATCCGTCATCTCTGGCTTGCCCTTGAAGTATTCTTGCAGTGTCATGTGGTTTTTCCCTTCTAAAGCTGCAAAATGCCCCTGATTGTGGAAACATTCTTGTGCGTTCTGCGGTTTCGCGAACCTTCCACCGTTCGCATGTTTCGCGCATATAGCACCGACTGTTTTTGCACCCCTCAAGCGTCATCGGTTGAGAGCTCGCTCGGCGGTGTATATCCGAGAGCGTGTTCAATACGCCATATCGACCGCTCGAGCAAATCCTCATCGGTGACGTGACCGCGTTGCCGGTGCATCATGTGCATCGTCTCGGCCACATCGTTAAACAAGCGCCCGAACGCTTCAGCGTCTGTGAGGCCGGCAAAGCTGGCCATCATCTGTTGGTCGGCACTCTGCTCGCGCTCTTGCTGCTCTTTTGAAATTTGTTCTGACATCATTCCACCTCTGTGTCTTCTGGTGTGCGCTTATCGAATTCGCGCAAGAGCTGCTGCCCTGTCACCAACATGTTTTGCAATTGCTCCCGATTGACGCCGACCGCGAAATGGTCCGTGTCGTTAACCTTGAGATATACCTCAGCCGGAAACCGACGTGCGTGCCGGCTTGCCCGTAAGTAAGCAAGCTGAGCCGGTGGCGTATCAAGCTCGGCGCCTTCGCCGGCCAAGATGGCCTCAATCTCGCCTTTTTCGTTCCTTATCTCTTTCATGCCCTCACCTCAATAAGTCACAAATCGACATTACGCGAATGCCGCATATAAAAGCAAGCCAAAACCGATTAGAAACAACAAGGCCATGGCCTCAAAGACACCAGCCAGAAAGTTTCCGACCGGCTTGGCCTCGATAAAGCGGGTTTGCCCGTCCTCTTCGGTAATGACCACAAAACGATGTTGCACTGGCACCCGAGGCGGTATGCCGAGCTCGCGCTCCATGGCACGCTCTCGCTTATCTTCCTCGATGGTTTGCCGATATGCTTTTGACATGATTTCCATTTTAATCTCCCTCGGTGTCGAGGTCGAGACCTGAGCCTCGACCTCTGCCACCGTTACCTGTTTGCCTTTTCGTAATCGACCACACGCTGCATGATGACGTCCGGCGACACGCCAGAGTTTGCGACGCCGTAAACCATGCGCCTCGTCCCCAAGCCGGCGACGACCTTCACGACGCCGCATTTGCGCAGCTTGTAAAGATGTGTGCCAACCGCCCCCGCGCCCACGTCTTCACCGAGCGTCGCTGACAAATAGCGTGCGATGCCGGCAGACGTCTTTTGGACGACGTCAGGGTTCATCAAAGACCGATAAACATCCATGCTCGTGACGAGCCGGCGGCGTCTTTTTGGTTTCTCAGCCACCGCCTTTCGTTCAATGACCGGCGCCTCTTCGAGCTCGACCATTTCGATTTTGCCACCATGGCCGGTCACACAGTTGACCACATCCCCCATCGACGTGATAGGACCGGTCAATATCATTTTGAAATTTTGGTTACTCATTTGCATTCTCCATTTTGCTTTCACCAGTGTGAGGGCGGCAACACCGTGCCGCCGCCCTCGTTCTTGTCGTCCGCTTCACGCGGCTTCTTCTCTCGCGGCTGCGACTGCTGGATTGACCAGCTCCCTACGCAGCCAACGATATATCATTTGCCAGCCTTTGCCGTGCGGCTTGCGCATCATGGCTTCCCACTCAGGCTTGTTGCGCAGCGACGTCATGCGCGTCGCATATTTGCGCTGGACGTGGTGAGCGACCTCGTGCGCCACAAGGGCGAATAGGACGTTCTCGCGGTTGCCGGCCAACAGGATTGTGCCGATGACAGGGTCTTTGGCAATAGACGCATATTCGATGAACCGGTCGTGACCGTTCATGTAATCGGTGACGTCAATCGTGATGCCGCGTGACCCACCGTGCGAGGCTTGCCCGCTCTTCTTGGTCGCGACCTCAAACCGAATGGTCAGCGGCGGCAGGTCGTAATCTTTCTTAGACAGCTCGCGCATGCAGCGCCCTGCCATCTTGACGACCAGCTTGTGAACGTCGCTCGGCACGTTGTGACCGCGACGGCTGATGATTTGATTTTGGTTGAATTTTTTCATGGTCATTCTCCCCTGTCGGGGCCGGCTTATGCCAGCCCCTCGATGATGATTTGTTTGGCCAAATTGATGAGGTCGTTCGACGTGTCGCTCCCGAGCGTCTCCTGAGCGTCGCTGAGGATTGAGCAAATAATCAGCTTCTCGGCGGCGGCTTTTTCCATTCCCATGCGGACATTCATGTCGACTGCCTCTTGAATTTGTTCCATCTGTGTCATCGGTTCGTCTCCTCTGTTTGCGTTTCCGATACCCTGTTATACGAAATGTGACATATGGTGTCAAACACAATTTGTGACAAATGTGAAAATAATTTCACCCCTCAAAATCAGGCTCGCCACGCTCTTTGATGTTGTCGCGCAGCTTTTCGACCATCCACAGCGCATCGGGCAATGACGCAAACGTCACCACGAATATGTCGTCGCCGTCCTTGGTGACGCCACCGAGCACGAACGCATCGAGCTGGCCGTGCAGCTCTTGCAGCACACGGTCGGGGTCAGTGTCCAACCGTGTGCCGCCATTAAATGTGAAAATCTCAGCCATCAGCAATTCTCTCGTCGCCGGATTATGCACGTCAGGCTGGTCTCGGTGCCACGCTCGACACGCGCCTCGTGATAGAGAAATTCCTTGAGGTAAGCATCGCGGCCCTTTGCCAGACCGGCCGGCGTCTCGCCGACCACCTGTGCCTTTATGACGCGCGGCTCGTCCGACGGCCAACGAAATATCTCATATTCGCTTGTCTTGTATTTCATTTTGCTTCTCCCTATTCAGCCGCGAGCGAGACTTGGCCGTCGACGAATTGATTGACGCGGTTGCGATATAGCAGCATGACTAAGTCGGCACGGTTGCTCCATTCCCGCACGTGTTTTTTTCGTAGCCCCTCGGACATTTCGTTCTTACCCATGATGTCAAGCGCCCTTGCCTTTGCATGATACGCCCGTTCGACAAGCTCGTGATTGCTCATGCCGATTATGCGTTCGATGCAGTCGTCCATTTGTTCGAGCGTGCGAGCGGTCGACCGATAGAGGCACGCTTGCATTAGGTCAATGCGCTTAACGGTCAGCCCCCAGCCGAGGCCGTGCGGCTTTGACACGCGAGCGTTTAGCAATTCCGGTGCCGACCATTGTGTTAAACCGTATTCATCGACGGTTCGTTTGATGTGTTTCAATTTTGCCATTTTCATTCTCCTCTGATGGCGAGGTGCCGGCCTAAGCCAGCACCTCCGGTTTCATGCGCTCGTAATCGGCGCGTTTCATTTTGAACCGGACGCTGCCGCGTGCGGTCGACAGATGCACCCACTTGTGGCCGACGAACGCCCACATGCAATGCACGCCGCTGAGCTGCGGGTGCTCGTTGTTGAAGTGCATGCGCACGAACGAGGATTTCTTGAACCGCTCGTCCCACGTCTTGCCGAGATGCTTTGGCGGCACCAGCTTGAATTTTTTGCGGCGCTTGCGACGGACCGGCGTCACGACCTTGGTCGCGGCACCGCCCTCGCGGATGAGAAATGATGGGTGATTGATGGTTTCGAAATTTTGCATTGTGATGCTCCCCTGTTGGGGCGGGCCGTTAGGCCCGCTCCTTATCTTCGATGTCTTTGACAAGGCCAGCATTTTTGCAAACCCAGAAAAAGTGTTTGATTATTTGGTGCGTCTCTTTTGACGGGTCTAAATATTGACCGTTTGAGCTCCAAACGTATGTTCTCATTTTCCAGTCAAAAACCGCCTCTTTACAGCCCGTGTGCACCTGATATGTCTTGCCCTCAAGAACCACCTCATATTTTTCCACTGGTGACTTGTAGCCACCTTCATGGTTGAAATGGTCTGGCCCAATTTTGTAAACTCCATCAGTCATCGAAAAATCTCCTCTGTTTGCGTTTCCGATGACATTGTTATACGAAATGTGACACTGATGGTCAACACAAATCGTGACAAAATGTGAAAGAAGTTTTACGCGAAAAAAGCTAGGTAAACCGCCGCTCCGGCGAGCATTCCGGCAAAAAAGTGTCGAGCTGCGTCATGGCTAATGACCGAGAAAATAAAAATAAGGGGCAGGAACGCCACAAACAGGACGACCATCCAAACGACAAAAATTCCGACGCTTACTTTCTCTGCCATTGCTTTTTCCAAAGCCAATCCTGTAGCTTCGTCAGCCGGCGCTGCACCCAACGCACCGGCGTCGAGCGCCAGAGCTTATGGCTTTTTCGTGCCATTGAACCTCTCCATGGCACCACCGACGACCTTATCGAGGTGCGGCGCGGCAAAATAAAAACCGAGGACCAACATCATCGCGCCGGTCACGCTGTCGCCACCGTCACGAATACTCTCAGCCGACGCGGTCAGGCGCTTGTCGACGACCCAGATGGCGACAACGTCGATGACCATAGCCGCCACATATTGCACGGCCCAGATACCGGTCACGGTCATGGCAATAAATCGGCGCGCTAGATTTTGACCTTGCGTGCGCTCCATCCAGCCGACGACCATTTGACGTGCGGCCTGACGTTCCTCGGCCGCGGCTTGCGCCCTTTCCTCGTCAGTGTAAACGAGCGCATCCAGCCCTCGCGTTACGCCACTGATTGTCGCGTCCAACGCTTTCTCGGTTCCAAATATGCGTGAAAACAATCCCATGTCAGTGCTCCGTTTTATTAAATTTTGCGCCACCGGCCACCACGGCGGTGTTGCATAAGTTTACCACTTTTTGCAGCGTAAACTCAAACCTCGCTTGCGACAGCTCGCCGGTCGTGTGTGCCGCTGCGAGCTCACCTGTCAGCTCATCATGAATGACACCGAGCCAATACATGCGAGCCTCGTCACCTTGAATGCCCTCATCTGCCGGTGGTGCTCTCATATCAATATGACCAAAGCGTTGGCCTCGGCCCCTTCGTCTCGTGGTCGCGCAAATCGTCGATGTGCAAAAACCTGCCATTGCCGCGTTGCTGAAATCCAAAGCCGGAGAACCCACCCATGGCCATGGCAATTTTCAGCACGCGATAAGCCTCACCTCGGCTCACTGCAAGGTCGACCGCGCGGCCGGTCGTGTGAGGGCCGTCACGGCCGGTCGAGCTCACCGCATCATTATGGTCGGGGCAGCGATAGCCGGAGCTTATTCTGAGCGGCATGCCATATTTGCGCCGCAATTCGTCAATGCGCATGACGAAAGTCTCGTCGACTTCGCATCTGCCGCAATGACTGCAGGCCCATTCCGAGCGATTAAAAAACTCAATCTCTTGCCAATTGACAGGCTCAATCATCTTTTCGTCTCCTTGCGTCGCGGATTGCGAGCCTAATTTGCTTTTGCTCCGGCACCAGAAAATCATCTCGCCTCACAGTCGTGTTTTTTGCTTTCACCGATGAAATGCACCTTACCACAATTCGACGAATGTCGAGCGCACAATAAACGATGATGTCAGCGTCTTCGGGTCCGATTTGACGCTTGGTCTTGCTGCCCTTTGATGTCATGAATTTGTATCGCTGCCCGCCCTCTTGCGGCAGATTTGCCGCTTTCACCTCGACCCTGAGCGGGGTCCCGTCATCATCAAACAAGATGATGTCACAGCCCTCGAGATTTGCGAGCGCGCATTTGTAATCGAGCTGTGTAAAACTGGCCATTGCGATGTGCTCGCCGGCCTTGCCTAGTGAAACCGCACCCCTCACGGTTTTGAATGCCATCGGTTACCTTTTATCTCTCTCGTTGAGTAATCGGTCGATATGGTGGTTCCAGAGGTCAAAAAGCGACGTCAGCTTGTCCTCGGCGTTTTTCATGCGCGTGTCCAGCTTGTCGTTTTGCGCCTCGAGCTTGCCGATGCTTCGGCTTACCCACCATGCGCCGGCGAACGTTGCGACTATGACCGGCCACCAATTTAACAGGGTTTCGCCGAAACTTTCCATGGCTGCTATTCCCTAAGCGCTGCCCAAATCCGGATTGACACAAGAATGACGCCGCCGGTCACGAGGACGAGGTCGCCCCAAGCGGTGGCTGTTTCAACCCACAACGGTGCAGTCATAGCACCCGCCCCGAGGACGACATCGCCAGTGGCCTTGGTTTCCATCTTGACTATTTATCCTTGCGAAGATTGAGCGCTAAAAGGTCGATGAATTTCGTCAGAAAGGCGATTGCCTTGTCGTCTTTATCTGTCGGCGTTAAGTTGGCCAAAATTGAAGCGGCTGCGATGATGCCGGTGATGTATGAAACATATTCCATTTTTAGAACCTAATGTTGATGTTTGACACGCGCCACTGTGGCGCTGTCGTCATGATAGCATAACACGCCGCGTTGACAATTTTCATTTTTTTAGGTGCGGGTCGACAACCGGCGGCTCTGTAAGCCTTAGCGCTTCGACCAAGGGCACCGGCTCCGTGTCGTTCGTTTTCTGCACCTTCATTCGTAACATCATAACGCCCCACGAGCGTTTTCCGGTTTTTGTTTTTGCAAAGTTGAACGCTTTGCCAAAAATCAGCATCCAGCCAAAAAGCCAAAAGCCAAAAAGCCCGTGCGTATAGCCAATGTGCGGCCGGCTTTTGATAAAGCCATACGAGGCGCCACGGGTAAACACGACAAACCCAACCCGCCTCAGCCGCCATTCGAGGTATCCCCGACCGTCCGCGCACGTCTGATAATAACCCTTGAGGCTGTTTCTGGTTACCTTCAGGGTGCCGCTGCACTGATTGCCGGTCACATAGTCATTCTCCGGCTGTTCCATAAAATGATGCGTGGCACGCCCCCAGACGACTTCGTGGGTCACTTGTAAACCCTGACAACGCGAACCGCGACTGGCTGCTGGTTCGTCACCGTGATGCTGTCGCTGCTGATTTTGTAAGGCTTCAAGGCCATAAGTTTTTTGTCACCTGCCATGACGCGCTTGCCGAAAACGACAAAGCAAGTGTCGTCGCCCTGCCGGTCAATTTCCATCGTTTCGTCTGGCTGCAAATCAATGACCTGTCGCGTCCATCCTTCGCGTCCGTCAGTCATTATCATGCACACAATGTCTGTGCCGTCCTGTGTTACGCGCTGTGTGACCTTCGGCGTGTCAAGCGTCCATTGCAGCGGAAACTCAGACCACTGGTCGACACCGGTTGGGAATGTTGCGCTGACAATAAAAACTTGTTCTTCGGCGCTGCTTCGCACAAGCTCAAAGCCAGAGGCGTCACATGATGATGAAATCAGAGACCAAAAATCGTCCAGATTTTGCTGCGTAATTGCGTCACGCTCGTCCCAGCCCCATGTCATCTCGATTTTGCCTGACGTAATTATATGCGCCCCTGCCGCCTCTTTGACATATGGAATGGTCGGGTGCGATGACAAGTCGTCATAAATATCATGCCCCTCAGCGAAGCGCTCGTTGCGGCCGGCCACCACGCCGACGCTTTGGTTGGCAAACGGTGTAAAGTTTAGTTTGCCGTCATATGTCTTGCGCCCCGTCTCCTCGCTGCTTGTGTATGTGTTGTCATGTGTGTTGGTAGCCATCTCAAAGCTCCTCCGCGTTTTCTGCACCGTCTTGCTGTCGAAATCCGTTCTCGCCAAAAACCTCGGCCTCTTCCATCTCAAACTCGCGCCCAACCAGCGCCCGAATGGCCTCAGACTTTTCGTCGTCGTTCCGGTAACTCTCGACCGTAATTTGCTCTTTGCAATAGTTCGGGGCAACCCTGAGAAGCTCTTGCACAATTTCGTCGGCTGTCTTGTCAGGATACATAGACAGGTCGAAAGCGAAAGCCGTGTAATCAGCCGCCTCGTGGTTTGTTTCGTCACTAGAAAAGCTGACAAGAATTTGCTGAGCTTCCTCGTTATAAGCCGATACATAAATTTTATATTTCATCGCTGCACCTATGAAACCTGTCCTTGACGAGTGCCAGTGGACACCCACGTTATATTAGAATTCCCGACGGCATAAAACCCCCGCGTTCCACCACTGCCGGCGGCTGACTTGTAGTCCACCAAGCCAGCGACAACGCCACCGGCAGCACCGTTTGCGCCACGCCCGCCGCCAGCGCCACCATCACCGTCGCTGTTGACGTTATCCCCCCCAGCACCACCCGCTGTGGCGGTCCCCGCCGACCCTGCGCCTCCGTTTGTAAGAATTAAACTTGCGGTCGGCAGCGTTCCTTGTGAGGCCGTCCCCCCTGCGCCGCCAGCGCCACCATTGCGTCCCGCACCACCGCCGCCGCCGCCGCCGCCGTTTGAGCTGTGAATAACCACCTTATCGCCCGTGCCATTATTCCACGACGAGCCGCCGCCGCCGCCGCCGCCGCCGCCGCCTGCAAACGTGCCGTTATTTGTGATGCTGCACGCAAATTGAGCACGAAATGCGTTGCCGCCATTGCTGCCGCTTGAACCGTTTTGCGCTGATGAGGTGCTTTCGGGTGTGCTGTTGCCGCCGGCTCCGCCCGCTCCGCCGCAGCCTAAAACGTCTCCATTGTTGGTGATGTTGATGGTGTCGCCGGTTGACCAGCCTGTGCCGGTATCCAGCGCATAAGAGCCGGTCGAGGATGAGCCGACATCGACACCGCTGTTAATTGTCAGGTTGACGGTCGTTTTACCGGCCACATAACTGGCGCCCTTATTCGACCATATGCTGTAATTATTCGTGCTGCTTGAGATGGTCAGGTTGACGGTGACGGCGGTATCCGCCCCATAGAAATCATCCAGAGAAACCTCAGTGCCTTGTGTGCTGCTAATCAGGTCGCGCACGTCGCTGTCATTCAAGCTGACCTGCGTTCCGGATGTTTCACCAAGCTCCACATGAATGTCATCAAGTGATATCGCGCCGGATAATTGCAAAGGCATTAGATTGTCCCATAGGCTGTCACGTTACCCACGACGACGAGGTTGCCGGACGTATCCAGCTTGGCTTTCGCTGTGCCGCCATATTTGATGATGAGGTTGTTGCTGCTCACCTCAAACGTCCAGTCGCCCGCCGTGTTGTCCAGAGCCAGTGTGGTGGCCTTGGCTGTGCCGCTGACCTCAAGCGCCTCATCCGGTGAGGCCACATTGATGCCCACGCGGTCGTTTGTTGCGTCAACAACCAGCGTGTCGGTGTCGATTGTCAACGTGTCGCTGACGATGTCCTCGGCTTCAAGGTCGCGCATTTTCAGGTCGCCATAGACCACTGAGCTGTCACTCAGGTCGATGGTGCCGGTCGGTTCGGGGTCATACTCGTTCAGCAGCACCCATTCGTTAGCTGAGACGTCATAGAAAAAGCCGAGGTGAGTGTAGCCAATGCCCGAGCCGCCGGTGTTGCGGTTGGTAAACAGGCCGGTGTCGACGTCAGCCGGTGCGGCTGTGCCTGACCAGCTATCACCAGAGGTGTGGCCGGTCGTTGCGTTGAACCGCACCTTGATGCCGTTGTCGAGCGTCTGGTCGTCTCCGGTGATGTTTACGCCGGTCGCCTCTGTCGTTGAGAAGTTGTCTTTCGACCATTCAAATGTGTCCGGTGTGCCGGTGCCATCGATGCGGACGTAATACGTCGTTGACGCTGTGCCGCTAAAGTGACCGACCAACGTGGCGTCATCCAGACCGCTGCCACTGTGGGTCGTGTTGCTTTCGCCAATCGTATCGCCTGCGTTTAGGTAATTGAACGGAGCGCCTACGTTGATGCTGGCGCTGTCTGCAACGGTCTGCGTGCCGTTTACGGTCAGGTCGCCATCGACTACCAGATTGCCATCGACGTGCGCGTTGTCTGTTACGCGCAAAACCTCAAGCGTGTGAGGCTGGATGTCCACATAAATGCAGCCGGTCGATGCGTTGCTGATGAGGCAGATGCCGATGTCGGTCGTGAAATACGGATAGGTCGGCGCCGTCGTTTGCAGCGTGCCAGCCGTAACCGCCACGTGAATGCGCGCGCCCTCAGTCAGAGCGCTGGTGTCCAAATCCTGCACCAGACCGCGGGTGGTAACATAACCGGTCGTGTTGTTCTCAATGTCGTGCGTGGCCAGACCAACCGCATAAGACCCGACCTCGGTGTTGGCGGTCGCCAAGGCGATGGTCGGGATGTTCGCATCTTCGCCACTCAGATAAACCGGTGAGCCGTTTGTGATGGTCGAGCCGGTTGTATTCTTGACGCGAATGTATTCTTCTTGGCCAACCTGTAGAGTGATGTCGCTTTCGTCATTGTAAACGGCCAGCGCCTTGCTTGTGTTGTCGTAAAAGATACGGCCTTCGCTGTGGGTCGGGCTGCTGGTATTTGTCAGGTCGATGTAAGAGCTGAAGTCGCCCGTCGCAGCGTCGACGTTGCCGGTCACATCACCCGTCACGTCACCGGTCACATCACCGGTCAGGTCGCCGGTGATTGCGCCACTGGCTGTAACGGTCGTGAACGAACCGGCCGCGGTGGTGGTGCCACCGATTACCGTGCCGTCAATTGTGCCGCCGGTTACCTCAATATCGGCAATCGGGTCAAGCTCCATTGCGTTGTTTAGCTCTGCACGGGTAATTTTTTTGCTCTCGCCGGTGCTTGTGTCGGTGATGATAAATACATCATCTGACGCTGTGTTTGCGCCGGTGAGTGCGTCAAGTTCTGATATACGCTTGTCGGTCATGTTAAATCTTTATGATGAATTGAATGACGGTGAATGGCTGCATGTTGTTGTGAGCGGTCCCGCCACCAGTGTTGCCTATGGTTAGTGTGGCGCTGTCGCCGCCGCCGCCCGCACCAAATGTGCCACCGTTGGCTTGAGTGCCGTTGACCGTGGACGGGCTAATCGTGTGGTTGTGGCTTGGCATTTCGGGCACGGTTAGGGTGTGTGTCTCAGCACCACTCTTTTGGCCTCGTGTCCGAGCCGTCAGGCCGGTGCCTGTGCCAGCACCGATGGGTGTTCGACCCATGAGGTCGGGGATGTTAAAGTTGCCGCCAGAGCCGCCATATGTGTAACCAATAGCAGTGTGTAAATCGGCATAGGTGGTCGTCGACAGCGACCGACCGTTGCAAACTAGCCAGCCATCAGGGTCGCCAGAGCCGCCCCACATCTGCATGATGCCTGATGGCGTGTATGCGATTTGGTTCCATGCGGTGTTTGCGTCGTTGCGGATATACAGCTTGTCATTTGTGGTGTCATACCACCACTGGCCGGCCACGGTTGCAGCCGGAGCGGATGACCCGCTGTTGTTTGAACGAATGGCGCCCAAGGCGTCATTGATGTCGCCACGCACATTCGCGGCCGTGTCGTTCGCAATATTATAGTCGTGCTGTGTCATTAGTTATATTCCACCTTCGCCGAAAGCTCCGAAATATTCGGGGTTACATCGTCGGACGTTGAAACCAGCTCAATCTTAAACTGAAATGCTCGCCCTGAAAAGTCACCGCTCTTAAATTGTTTCCAATCTGACCACGTCGGTGAGCTTGATGGGTCGTCATCCGTGTGCCGGATGTAAAAAACCACGTTAGTGTCAGGTTCTTGTGGGTTGGCTGTTAGGTCGTCCCAGAGGCCGGCAAGCTGGTCGATGTTGCCATTCAGGTCATCCCACTGGCCAGCACTGTCGTCGGTGCGGTCTGTTCTTACCTCGCCGGTCGCGCGGACACGACGAACCGAGCTGGTATCGATTTCGTTCGCAAACACATAAGTCGCCTCAGACGGCGCTGACGAGGGGTCAGTTATGCGAAGTTTGTTTGAGGTAACGCTGCAACCGGTTTTTGTGCCGCTAAACGCGGTCTCTTCCGTGACGGTCGTGGTGTTGGTAAAGTTTTCGAGCTGCGCATCGGTAACGACGACAGAGGTAAAGTTTTGCGACGGTATGCCGAGCTTGTCAAACGCTCGTATGGTATAGGTGCCAGAACGAGCCGGCACAGTAACCGACGTCGCCGGCCGCGCCACCTTTACAAAACTGTCGGTGGCGTCGGCAAACGTCGCGCCGCTCGTTTCAACCGCATGCCTGATGCGATAATACGACAAGTCAAGATTGCCGACAGCCGTCCACTCAAGCGTTGTCGTGGCGCCGTTAATCGTCGCAGAAAAGTCCTCAACATCGTCCGGCGGGTCAATTAGCCCCTGAACCTGCACGAGATTAAATGTGTAGTCGCCCTTGACGCCGAACGAATTCACGGCACGCGCCCTTACATCATAGAAACCATTCTCGACGTCAATGGCCTCAAACACACCGAGCTCGCCCTTGCCCATCATGATGTAGTCGGTGTCGGTCGTCTTTTTATATTCGCACACCACATAGTCCACCTGCGTCGGTCGAGCCACCGTTGTGTTTACGCTTAGGACGCTAACGACGTGCTCATTGATAACCCTCGTTTCTACGCTGGTTGTGATACCCACGGGCGGCACAAAAAATGCGCTCTCGAGCCGCGTGTTGTTTGTCTCAAAAGCCTCTTCTTCGGCGTTCCAATCATAGACCGCAGCGCTTATTTCTTGCAGCCCTAGCTCGACTATAAGCTGGCCGTCTTCCGACGGCGAAAACTTCCACGCGATGACCTCAAATGTTTTGTTTGACCATCCAGCGCGCGTGTTTGACAACTGCACTACATCACCAACCTGCAACTGAAAAGCACGGAGACCAAAGCTCGCATTGACCGTCACCTGCTCGCGGTTTCTATACAACAGAATTTTGGCAATGCGCTGCGCCATTGTGCTGGTTGGCGTATATAGCAAATCAAGATTTGTGATGTTTTCCTCGCCGCCGTCTACGTCGACAAACGTCTGACTGGCGACCTTCGGGTAATCAGACTTAAAATAGCGAGTTTCCTCGCCCCTAAACGTGCCGACCACTGCATTAAAGTTTTCACGTCGGCTGCGGCGAGTAGCGATTTGCACGTTAGACCGCAGGTCATCTTCGTCCAAAGAAATTGTCGGGGCGACATATTTTCCGGCTTTGACGCGAAACTTGCCTTGACTATACCACATGGAGCCGGCCATCGACCGCACCATATTGTCGATGATTTCCTGCGGCGCGGTGCCGGTCGTAAAGGCTGCGTTGATGCGATAGCGCGTTTCGTTGCCGCCGGCACTCAAACCAACAGTTTCGTCGCAAACATTGGCCGCTGCAATAAATGATGTATCGTCAAGCTCGCTGTCCGTCGCGCTCATCCCGTAGTCGGCCTTCAGGTAATCACGCAGACACAAGGCGACATTGTCTGAATAAGCAGTCGTCTGCGTGTTGGGGTTGTAAACCTTTTTGCCTTTGACCAGTGCGGTAAAGTTTGGCTCACCATTCGGGAAACTATCCGCCACGAAATTCATGCGCACATATATGTATGCAATACCCGACATCTTATGGTCGCCGGTCCATAGACTTGACGCAGCGGTCAATTCGGCCGACGCGTCTTGGTCGTCTGTGCCTTTATATATCGCCGCTCGTATAGCAGCTTCGCGCTCGACGATTGTTGTCGTGCCGGTCACCTCGCCCTCGTCATCGTAGACGTCTTCGGTTCGCGTTTTCTCAGCGTATTTTTCCGGAGCTGTGGTTTTTGCCAAGGTGCTGCTTAGGCTGGTTTCAAAGGTTAGCTCCTCGTCATTGGCATATATCTTCTCAATGTCCTCGACCTCATGTCCAGCCAGAGCAATAACGACGTGCAAAACACTGTCGTCGTCGGTTGTTTCTTTGTAAACAACCACACCGCCAACGCGCTGTTTTCCGTAAATAATCTGATGGTCTGCCGCGGCAGCCACGCCAGACGTCAGGTAACCGGTCACGCCGGCCTGAAAGCCCTCGTCCGGCTTCGGCGCCAACATCTTGGCCGCTTGTGTCAGCGCCAACGTGGTGGCAAACGCGGCAAAGCTAAAAGTGATGGCGCCGGCAGCGGTCACCGATGTTGCCGCCATGGCCGCGACTGCAATCGAGACAGGGTCCGCAATGGCCGGTGTCACTATGCAGGTCAGAAAAAATGTAAAAATTAAAAAGTTCATTGCACCAACCAGAAAATGTCGCCGCGCTCCACCGGTGTAAATTTCAGACCATTGTCGCCGACGAACACGAATTTTTCGCCAGTGCAAACGCCGAGAGCGTATCCGGTAACAATATTAGCATCACTTTGCCTTGCGACGATAGACCCAATCGGCGGCAGGACGCCCTTGAAGCGCTCCAGACGCCTGTCCAGCGCCTCGATTATATCTGTGGCTGATTGCTCGCGGCATAGCTTGCGATACCATCTGGCGGCTTGCAGGGGCGTTTCATAGTCACCCAGCCAGTCAGCAGCCAGCGGCTCTCCGGTCATCGCATGATGCGCGTCATTGACCAAATTAAGACAGTCAGCCCGCCCCCAGCAAAATGCGCGCTCTCGATAGACATCAATGACATTGTTAAGGTTTTGGTTCCAATCGTTAAGGCGCATCACCGCCCCCATTGAAACTTTTTGTCCTGCAAATCCTCGATAAATTCAAATGATTTGTCGTTCGGAAATCGCGAGCGTTGGCTCTCGTGCGTGTATCGGCGAGCGCGCGGCTTTTGTAAGTCAATCAGACGGCTCTCAACCTCAACCGAAATGGTAGACGTCTCAGGGCCTTCGTCGATATTCATCATGTCAATATAGCCGGTAAAGACCTCGGCAATAACGTCCTCTGCGCGGGGCGACAGCTCAATCGGCCGGCCGTTTTCGTTAAGCACCAGCTCGCCATCTTCTTGCAAAAGCCGCGACCCATTGATGTCCAGAACGCCAAAAAAAATCTTGCACAAGCGCCCCTGATACGGCTCGGACAGCGCAAGGCTCAGGACGTTTGACGGTATGCCGCTCAGTGTAATGGTGGCGCCCTGAGCTGAAATGTCGGCTGTCTCGTTTAGCTCTGATATTTGTATCATTGAGCCGCTGCCGACATAGGTGTGGCCATCAACGGTCAGGTCTCCCAAACCAGTCCAAAATTTGAGCGTCTGCGTGTCAAAATATAGTTGCAGCGCAAAAAAAGGCTGAATGGCGTCGAGAACCAGCGTGTCCTTGAAGCTATCGTTAAGCTCTCGGCTCATGCAATGGCCTCCACTGCGCCGAAAGTGATGCCGTAATGAGTGACCTGATTTATCGACCAGCTCGTCTCGTTACCGTTCAGGCGAAAAACGCCCTTGCAGTTGCTAACCGTGACGGCGGCGTTGTCAGCCGGCGACGAGCGCAAATCCGGATAAATGTCGATAGCAGCCTGACCGCTTGAGTTTGTCGACGTGTCTGTCAACACCTTGTAAAACTGAGAGCTGCCAGCGGTGCCGAGCTGAATATAATCACCGGCCTTGAGGTATGCTGATTGACTAGCCGGCGCCCCATCAATCAACAGAATGTTTCCGTTTTGGTCAGCACCGAAAACCAGAGGCGTGCCGGCGTCTGTTGCTGCGGAACCGCGCGGCGTGTCACCAGCAGGGTCGCCTAACAGAAATGTGCCGAGCGAACCTTTAAGGCTGACCAAAAATGCAACCCATTCCTCGGCGTCTGCACGCTCCATCGGCGGCAGCGTGATGTCAGCTTCCCAGCGCTGACCGGTAAAAGCGACGACTTGCTGCTTGAATGTAAACGGCGACGCGGAAATGGCGGTTGCGTTTTTTGTTCGCAGAACGATGCTTTGAATGCCTGACACGGTGGGTAACGAGAGCGGGTATTGTATAGCCATTTAGAAAGCCTTTGAGAATGAGCCGCCGCGCTGTTTCGCGTCGAGCACTGCCGACTTGGCTGACGCGGCGATTTGCGGCATCAGGGATGCGATTTCTGTGCGGACAGTTTGTTGGACCCCAGTCGTGACGTTGATTGTTTGGTTAACCACGACACCCCCGCCGCCCATTTTGTCGTTTGGAATGACAGTGCCGGACGCATTTGGTTGGAACAACTCCGGACCGCGCTCACCGACGAGATACGTTCCGCCGCGCTGCAATGAACCGCCAATCGCCGCGGCCTTGTCAGGGCCACCAAAAAAGCCACTCAAAGCTGTCGCCACCTGACCGGTGACGCCTTTTTGGATTTGCATCCGGATGAGGTCAGAGATGATTGAGCTGGCCATACTCTTGAACGCTTCAGACGCTTTCTTCGTTCCAGTGATGACGTCGACAAGGCCGTTCTCGAGGCTCTTGACGCCGTTTAGGGCAAGCTCTGCAAGCCTTGCCTGTGTATCCTGAGCGTCCTGACCGTATTTATTCAGCGCGTCTCTTGCTTTTTCGGTAGCAGTTGCAGTGCGTGTGAAGCCCTGCGGCAGGGTGGTGGTTGTCAAATCTTGAAGCGGCTTGGTTGCCACGTCGATGCCTTGAGCCTCGACAACAATGCGGCGGATTTGGTCCTGAAAGTTCTCGCCAAAAGTAAACTTTTCAAGCTCTCTGAGCTTAGGGCCTCGAGCAAAATTGTAAAGTGCGATGAACGCATTCAAAAAGCCGCGCACCGCGGTGATGCCAAGGTCAATCGCGGCGATGACAACTGTCGTCAGTGTCGTTGCGAGACCAGCGAAAGCCGGCATCAGGGTCGCCGTTATTTGCTGACCTATTGAATTGAAGATGCGCCGGAGCAAATCAAACCGGTCATTTGCGGCCTCTACGGCCGCGGCCTGTTCGCCGGTCAGCTCGACGGTGAAACCGCTGAATTGTTCGCGCAGGGCATTGAGGCGTCCAGTGCCTTCGCCCAGCATGTTGACCATGCCGGCGCCTGAGCGACCGAACAAATCCATCGCAATGCGTGCCTTATCAGCAGGGCTTGCCATGACGGACAAGCTGTTGGCGACATCATTCAAAATATCTTGAGTGCCGCGCAAGCTGCCATCGGTGTTTGTCACCGTCACACCAAGCGCCTCAAACGCTTTCAGCGGCGTCGACAATCCGGTGCTCGCCTCAGATATTGATTTTGAGAAGCGGCGGAAACCTGTCTCGAGCTCCGCCGCGCTAACACCTGATTGCGATGCAGCGAATTGCAGCTCTTGAAGCTGAGAAACGGTGAAACCTAAAACGCGCGATTGCTTAGCGATATCGTCGATTTGCTGCGCAAACTGCCTGAGCGCCAAAGCGCCACCCAGAGCGACCACAGCGTTGCGCACATTGAAAACACTTGATTTGACGCGGTCGAGGCCACCACGAACCGACGCAAACGCCTGACGTGTTTTGTCGATTGCTGTGATGCGAAAGTTAAGGTTTTCCTGTGCCATCGTTCACAATTCCCATATATGCGGCCCATTCAATGAGCTCATTATAGGGCAATTCCTCAATCTCCGCGACCGTCTTATTCAAGCGGTCAGCCAACGCGAACATGAAAAAGCGCTGTTGACCGCTCCTTAGTTTTTTTCCGCGTCCTCAATTGAGTTTATTTCGCCCATAAGAGCGCCGGCAACCGTGCTCACAATCGAGACCGGCTGGCGCATGAGGATGGGTTTGTCGCCAATGTCAAAGCATTTTTCCCCGTGCTCGTCTTGGCCCTTCATGATGATGAGGTCCACAAGGCCCTCGATTGTCATGTTGTTTAAGAAATCGGGGTGCTTTTTCTGCAAGCGATTAAACTCACCGGCCAAAAGCGCCGAGCTATAAATAACCATCGGCTCATCTTCATTGCCCCACTCCGGAACCTCAATGCGGTTCCGGTGTGAGACAGAAGACGAGCGGATTTGTTCGCCAAATTTCGACATCATACCACCTATCAGTCGAGTTTTATTTAAGCGGTATCACCTTCGGTGAGACCACCAGTGAATTGAACCTCGGCGCTCATTTCGACCATACCGTCGAATGTTGAGGTCACGCTCTTGTCCGTCACCAAAGCGGTGCCCGTATAATAGCGGGTGCCGCTTGCAGTGCCGGCCGGATAAAGGTTCAGCGTGATGCTATCACCGACATCCAATTCACCTTGGCCGGTCGAGCCGGACAAAGCGTCTTCGTCGAAAAACATTTCGACAGATGCCGTCGCATCTTTCAGACCAGCTTTATACGAGCGATGAGTGTCGCCCATGACTGTGTCTTCGATTGTTTCACCCGTGATGCTGAGTGAGAACGAGCGCACTTCGCCGATTGTGTTTGAACCTACGGCGACCGAACCCTCTGAGCCTGTATGTGTTGCCATAATTAAGCCTCGTTTGTTTCAGTTTTGGTTTCAAGTTTCGCTGATTTTTTCGTCTTTGCTTGACGTTTAGGTTCATCCAGAGACCAACCGGCGTTTAGCCATTTGTCGGCATTCTCCGACCAAGTCTCTCTGATGTCGCCATCTTTGTATAGCTTAACACGTTTTGCCATAATTACACCGCCGTTTCTACGTCGCCCTCGACCGTAACACAATCGACCGCGACTGTGAACCTTGCCACGCCGACCGATTGTTCGGCGTCGCCGTTAAAATCAATATCAACAGACGTGACGCGCGTGTCCTTGGCGTTGCTGTTGCGTGTCACATCAGACGAGAGAGCTTCCTCAATCTCGACCGCAATCGTGTCGAGCGTGTTGTCGATGTTTGCCGTGCCCTTCACATATGCCTCGACAATAACCTCGAGCTCGCGCACCTGTGTGCGTGATTGTGTGAGCGTTGCATATTCTGTGGCCTCTGATTTTGTGTAAATGCACAAGGCCGGCAGCTTGCTTTCTTCGACCGGAAACAGTCTCGTTTGAAACACATTTGAGCCGGTCGTTGTAAGGCCGGTCAGGGTCGTCGTGATATGGTCGCGGATTGTCTTGCGGACATGAGCCATCTTATTGCTCCTCGAGCATAAGCATGGTCATGCCTGTGCCATCCGGTCGAACATTGCGCACAATATAGCTAGTGCCAGAAATAGTGATGGCGTCGCCCTCGGCGGCGCTTGAAACGTCGGCCGTGCGGCAATGAAACATCGGTTGCTGTAGTGCAAAAGCCACCTCACCGCCGGCATCTGTTTCAAAATATTCATTGTCAAAGATACCGTTCACGGTTGCTGCGACACCGCCACTTGGCGTGTAAGACGCCGCCACACCGAAATCACCGGTGCTGAGAAAGATTGCTCGGTCGGCAGCGGTCTCAACGGCCATAGCTATTCGCTCTCAGGGGTTGTCAAATCTTTAACGACGCGGGTCGTGCGCTTCGGAGCGGCTTTCTTTTTGGGCTCAGCCTTCGGCTCGTCGACAAAAATCACGCGACCCATAGCGAGCAATTCTGTGGCTTCGTATTCGCCAAGCTCGATGACGTCACCCTCTTTGACGGCTTTGCCGCCGGCCACAGTATTTTTCAAAATCTTACAAAACATTTATCCACCCTTTATAAAAAGATTTGGGGGCGGGCCGGAACCCACCCCCGCATCATTTGGCTTATGCGCCGTCGTTGTTGACTGCGAACGACACGGCGTGGCGAACAGCCACGTCCATGGTTTGCAATGCAATAACGCGCAGGCCACCAGACGT